GATTTCGATTGCCAGCGCTTCGTCTTCCCAGGCGACCGGCCCCATGTGGTGCATCAGGTCCAGCGCCATGAACTTCTTTCCCGCGAACGAGCCGTCCGAGTCCGCCACCGCATAGGCGCAGATCGTGTCCATCGAGGCGCCCAGCTCCAAGACCTTGCCGCGCTCCAGGTCGGGCACCTGATCGCTCAGGAGCCAGAGATCGGGGCGCGCTACACAGTGCAGATCCACCCGCCGGTTGCGGGTCTCGCGCGCGGTGTCGTCGTCGTAGATCGTCGTGCCCGCGAGCGCGATCAGGCGCTTGCTGCCGTAATCCTCCTCGGCATCGGCGCAGATCTGCTCGCGCGTGCGGCGCGGGCAGCTGCCGAAGAAAAAGACATCCGTTCCACTGCCATCATTCAGACTGTCGCGAGTGCCGTCGAATCCGAAGAGCGCCGCGCAGTTCAAGGCGCCGGTCGGGAGCAGGCTGCCGTTGGCACCGGTCTCCCAGTTGAACTCGATCAGGGCGCTGACGATCTCGCCGATGTAGAAGCGCTCCTCCTCGCGTTCATAATCTGCTGCATAGGAAAGCCCGCCGGTCTTATCCACCACCTTGTAGCCGAGGAGGCCCATCGCCCGGATCGTCGCGATGGCGCCCGTCCCCCAGCGCAACTCCGCGGTCCCTGCGGCACGCGAGATCGTGATCTTGCGCGTCGAGCGCGAATAGGAGCATGACCAGTTCGCGGGTGCTGCGGTCACGGCGTTGATCGCCACCGCCGCCGCGGCCGCCAGCGCTTCCATGGTGGCGTACTCGGAAGCGCTGATCGTTGCGGTCTTGGCACTGGTCCCGTCGTAGAAACGGATCGTGTCGTTGATACCCGCCACGACCTTGGGGCCATAGCCTGCATTCCAGGCAGTGGTCACGTCGATCACCTCAAGTTGAGCGACGGCTTCCTGGGCGAGGTCCCAGCCGGAATAGACTCCGGGAGTGAGCGCCGCAGTCAATCGCACGCCGCCGTCGCTGAAGTCGAGCTGATCGTTCTGCTCATCGCCGGAGTCGAACACCTCGAACTGCTGCTCGTCCCGCATGTTCCGGTACTTGTAGCCTGCCTGACTGGCACCCGCCCGCACGAAGCATTGGTGGAGGGTCTGCCGGGCGTGGTGGCTGTAGCGGTAAGGCACGGTGACACCGATCGCCACGCGCGAGCCCGGCTCCATCGTGAGCTTGGGGTGCGGCTCCATCGTCGCGAGCGGCCATTCGAGCTTGGGCGAATAGTCCACGCTCTTTCCCGCCTTCAAGACGATGCAGTGGAACTTGTCGTCGTGGGGCGAGAGATAGACCCAGAGGGTATGATCCGCGCAGACTCGCCCGATCAAGTCCGCGACCGTCTCATCGTCCACCTGGGAGAGCGCGCACACCATGTCCGATTGCCGCCAGGTCTTGAGTTCCGCGCGCGCGTCCACGAACGAGCCGAAGGCGCTCGCCCCGCTTTCGATCTGGCCCGCGCTCTGCGCCCCGTCGATCGCGAGGACGTGCCGCAGCACGTCGCACGGGCGTTCGATCAGCGCATCCGCAACGCCGCTGTAGGTGCCAGAGCCGTCGTCCTCATAGCCCTCGGCGGTCGCGTAGAACTCGCCCTCGAGTTGCGAGTAGACCTCCCAGCCTGGGTTCCTGTAGGGGTAGTTGTCCGGGTAGAAGCGGACCGGGTTTCCGGGCAGATAGCGCGCAACGCGCACGACCGTGTGCCCGATCAGCTCGCGTTCCGGTGCGAACTGGAGGATCCCGCCGATCCAGAAGATGTCGAGCTTGACGCCAGGAGAGGGCGCCGTGAACTGGACGCGCAGTATCGAATCAGCGAACGCCCACGGCTCGTCCGGCATGCCGTTACCGCCTCCCCAGTTGATCGTGAACGAGTTGCCGTCGTAGTTCGGGGTGGCGAAGCCGGTGAGCGGGATCGCCGCCCCCGAATGGCCGCCGGCGGGGTTGTTGAGCAGGAACTCCACGTTCGCCATGCTCCCCACGCTGCGGTAGCCGATCTCCCAGAAGCTCCGGATCCATTTCCCGGGCGGCGAGATGGTCGGCAGCCGCGCCTTCAAGACGCGGTAGCCCGCGTCGTAATCGAGCCGCGCGTAGGAGGTGACGTTCCACGGATCGAGGATCGCGCGCGGGGATTCAGCGTTGTAGCCCGGGACGAAGCGCGCGGTCTCGTTCGTGCTATTCGTAGTGGCAGCCTTGCTTAGGGTGAGCGTCAATGCAGCCACAACCGTCACGCGCGTGCCCTGCGGGAAGGACGTCCCGATGTCCGAGCCCGAAGTGTAGGGTCCGGCAAGCAGCATCCCGACTGAGACCCCGTCCGCGATATAGCTCCCGGCGGCGCGCGTGATCGATGCCACGCCAATCGCGCAGGAGTTGATCGCGCCGAGCGAAATGACCGTTCCCTCGAGGTCGATCGAGACCGGAACCAGCGGGTAGAAGGCGTCCGCCTGATCGTCGGCCGGCTGGGTGTCAGGGATGTAGAAGCCCGCCCCGACGTTGTAGGTGCCATCGGCGTTGAAGTCCATCAACGCGCGTGGGTCGAACAGGCAAAGCTTGTCCTGCACCACCATCGACGGCACGCAGCCCTCGGTCAGATCATCGAACGTATGACAGTGATGGTGGGTGAAGAGCACCTGCGTCATGTTCTCGGGCGCATCGCGATAGGCGTCGCCGCCCAGCCCCACATCCGTTACCACGCCCGGAATCCCGAGTCGGCCGCCGCTCAGATGCTCGTGGACGTGCTGCGCATTCCCGTAGAGAGAGGGCCACGGGTCGATCAGCGGCACCGAGCGGATGGCGCCCCGGAGTGAGCCGATCCTCAAGCCCAGCGATTGTTCCGAGGCGCGCGGCCAGCGGCGCTTGGTCACGCGCGGCAGGCGCACGAGCTTGTTCCAATCGGTGCGCTGGATGCAGTGGACCGCGATCTTGTCAGGCCCCGCGAACTCGTAGTTCTGGACGCGGAAGCCCTTGAAAGCGCGCGCATCGGCGAAGTCGGTGAGCGACAGCTCCCAGCGGTAGAACGTGACCGCGGCACCGATCCAGCGGTAGCCGGAGAAGGCGGTGCGCGCGGCCGCGGTCGGCGCATAGGCGAGCGGCTGGTTGGCGAGCACGGTGAACCCGCCGGTGCAGGGCGACCAGCCCGGCATCGGCCAGTCGTCGCAGGGCTCGTGGATCGGCTCGACATCCGAGAGCGCCGCCTCCCACGTCTGGGGCGGGCTCCCGGGCGTGCTGACGTCGGTGCCGAGTGCGAGGTAGAGCGTGAGCGCTCCTGGGTCGGTGAGTTCGACCTTGACGAGCGTTGCCGCCTGGCGCTCGGCCCGGCGCCACGCCGCGAGGAAGGCCGCGGTCGCCGCACTCATCCCAGCTGCTCCAGATTGAGTTCGGCGTCCATCACGTTGACGGTGCTGAAGAAGTTCCAATCGGAGGCGAGTTCGCTGCGTTGGACCCGCGCCTCGAGCGCGCGGTCGGCCCAGTCGAACATCACGAAGGACTTGCGCAAGAGTGTCAGCGCTTCGAGCTTGTCGAGCATCGAGTCCACGATGCTCCGATAAGGGATCGTGTAGAGGTAGCGTGGGTCGCCGTGGTAGGTAATGACCGGGTTGAGCCCGCCGTCGCGCGCCTCGGTGTTGGGATCGATCAGCGTGCGACGGAGGCCACGCGAGGAGATCACGCCCAGGTCGTAGTCGAGCGCGCCGAGCACGAACTTGCCGAGCGTGAACGCGGTGGCCGCCGTGATCTCGAAGCGCACCCAGCGGCCGGTCGCCTGGGCGAAAACTGCACCCTTGTCGCGCACCGGATTGGCAAGGGTGGCCGCCGTGGTCCAGGCGCCGCCCGAGGCCGGCGGGTAGCCGGTCGCGCTCGCCGCGTACTTGACCGGACAGGAGGTGATGCCGGCGCCCGAGATGCCGCGATGTCCGGCGAGCACGGGTGCCCTGAAGTCGCGGTTGGCGGCGAGATCGAAGTCCACCGTGGTGCTCCCGGTCGCCTGCCAGAGCAGCCGCCGATCGCGCAACATGGCGTTCTCCATCACGAAGGGCGAGACCTCGTTGCGGGTGACGTAGGGCGTGAAGGTCGCGGCGATCGGTCCCGCGGCGCCCGTCGAGTTCGCGCTCATGGTGAGGACCAGCGCAGTCACGGCAAGGACGTAGGTGCTGGCCGGGAAGTTGGCGGCCATCGCACCCGAGAGCAACGCCCCGGGCCGCACCCCATCGGTCACATAGCTGCCGCTCGCGCGGGTGATCTCGGCATCCACTCCGTCGCAGGAGTTGATCCCGGCCAGAACCACGGCCGGGCCGTTCATGAGCGAGCAGTAGCTCTGCTCGATCAGGTTGGTCGTGACGAAGCGCAGCGAGGTCGCCATCAGCGCCCCACCTCGCGCCGCATGTTCACGATGTCCTGGGCGCGGCGGAAGTCGCCGGAGGGGGCCGCAAGCTGCACCACGAGATCGCGCGTGTTGAGCCCGTAGACGTTGAAGATGTTGATGCGGTTGCCGGAGGCTCCGGGCTTGCCGCCCCCGATCGGGCTCGGGTTCTTGAGTTCCTCGCCAAGCGAGCTGAAGAAGTTGCCGAAGCCGCCGCCGATGTTCTGGCCGAGCCAGCTGAAGAGACCGCCGAAACCCTGGCTGGTGGTGAGGCGCGCGGTCGCGAGCAGGATCGAGTTGACGATGTTGTTCCAGAACGCCTGCGCCGCAGAGCCTATGGTCTGGAGCTTGTTGTTGAAGTTGACGAACGTGGTCTCCAATGAAGAACTGATCGCCTGGCCCGCGGTGATACCTGCGTTCTGGATGTTGTTGAAGATCTCATTCGCGCGCCGCACCGCCTCGGGCTGGCCGACGATGCCGGGGCCGCCGCCACCCGCGGTGAGCATGCCCGGCTCGCCCGGCCCCGTGGCCCACGGGTCCACGCGCATCATCTCGCGGAGCTTGATGTCCCACTCATGCCACTGCCGGAGCGCCTTGGTCTGCAGCAGTTCGCGCTTGCGCATCTCTTCGTTGACCTTCTTGAGCGCCGCCTGTTCCTTCTCGTAGGCTTTCAGCGCCGCGTCCCACAGCTGTTCCTCGGTTGCCGTGGGGCCAAGCATGGGGCCGGTCGGTACCCTGGACTTCCTCGCCTCCGCCTCCGCCCGAAGGTCCTCTTCGAGTTGTACCATTCCGCCCAGCTTGACCGACGCCACGAGAAACCGCTGCATGAAGGTCGCGGCCTCGACCAACTCCGCGAAACTCTTCTTCATCGGTGCCACGCCGACGGCCACGCGCATTGCGAATTCTTCCCATGCCTCACCCGCGCTTCGCTCGGCCTGCGCCATATCATCGAGCGCCTTCACGCCCTGAATGCCAACCGTGTCAATCAAGAGCTGGTACTTCTCGCGCGCCTCCGTGACCGCGTCCTTGTGCTCCTCCAGTCCGGCCGTGCCCGCCTTGATCTGCGTCACGAGCACGCCGAAGGCGCTCGCATTCTCAAGCGGGGCGCGAACGAGATTCCCGAGAATGCGCGAGAGCGCATGGACCGAGCCGATCATCCCGATCCCGCTCGCGACTCCGATCGCGTTGGTGAAGACGTTCATGGCCATCGTCGTCTTCTGGATGCCCGCGGTCGCCCCCTCGTCCCGCCAGCGCGCGATCAGCTCGATCAGGTTCGCCATGCTTACCTTTCGACCACCAGCCGCCCGAGCAGGCTTGCGGCCGCCACCTCGGCGCTCTTCTCTGCCTCGCCCACGATCTCCCTCACGGTCTCCGCCCCCGCCAGATCGCTCGCCAGGAGTACTGAGAAGTCGAACGCGCGGGCGTCCGCGGGCGTGAGATCAAAGCCGAGATCCTCATGCGGCAGCCGCGCCAGTTGACAGCGGCGCAGCAACAGGCGTGCGGTCTGCCTTCCTTCCGGGCTCAGCAGGAAAGCCCGCGGCGCGCTTTGCGGCCTCCACGTCCTTCGAGACTCCGAGCCCGGAGAGCCGCTGAATCGCCTCCACTGCTGCCGCCTGGTTGCCCGCCGACAGATCGTCCCAGCGCGCCCCGGGCGCGTCTGCGTCCACGGGATCGAAGATGAATCTGGGCTCCACGATCCCGGCGCGCGCGAAGGCGCGGAAGATCGCCGCGGCGTCCTGGGTCTCGCGCGGACTTAGGTGCCGCGTGCCGTCCGCATCCGGGGCCATCGCCGGCGGGCCACCCTGGGCGAGCGAGATCTCGTCCATGTTCAACTGCTTGACCCGGAGCACGATCTTCTTCCCGCACTGGGGGAAGGGCAGCTCGACCAGCTCGTCCGGCGTGCGGCGGATGTCCGTGGCGGCGGAAACTTTCAACGTCATGGGATCGGCTCCTACGTGTAGGTCGGGATCGTGGCCTGCGTGTTGACCTGGGTGACGGTGAGATAGGTGGAAGGCGAGCCCGCGGCGACCGGCTTCCAGTTGAGATTCTGGATGATCCGGCCTCTGCCCTCGGGTTCGCGCGTCACGGGCTCGGTCAGATCAGCGGCGCCGAAGGCGAGCGTCAGGATCTTGGCGCCTGAGGTGAACGTGAGAGAGGGGACGCCGGAGGTCTTCGCAAGCTGGGCATCGAGGGCGGCCTTGGACTGGAACTCCTCGCGGATCATGAGGCTCATCTCGGGAAAGTCCTGGCGGATCGGCTCATCGATCAGGCTGGAGGCGAAGTCGCGGCCCGGCGCCTTGTTGTCCACGGCGAGCTCGAAGCCCAGCAGGTCGCCGGTCGAGCCGATGCCGTCGTTGAACGCCGAGAGCGAATCGAACAGCACGCAATCGTTGGTGGCGGGCGAGGCGAGTGAGGTCGGTGTCACGCCGTTCGAGTAGTCCTTCCCCTCCCAGGTGAGGCGAGCGCGCCCGCGCTCGTGGAAGGCGCCGGAGAGGTTGGCCGCGACCAGCTTCGCCCCCACCACCTGCTCGACCTTGGAGGGCGGGCTGTTGTTCGGATCGCCCATCCCGATCTCGGCCGCGACCGAGTTCAGCAGATCCTTGTGCTTGAAGACGTGCGTGTAGTCCGCGCCCGCGGGGCCGGTGGTGGCGCCGCCGTTGGCCGCGAAGGTGCTGGTCCCCATCAACAGATCCCAGATGAGCAGGAAGTTGGTATGCGTGAGCTCGTGCTCGGTCGTGAACTTGACGACCTTCTTCCCGGCATAGCGTGAGAGCAGAAGCCCGGTGCCGTCCATCACGTCTGAGTCGATTGTCTCCAGCGTCGGCTCGGGGGTGAGCTTGAGGAAGCGCAGCCGATGCGTGGCCGCGACGTCGGTCCCCCAGATCGATTCGCGCCCGAACTGGAAGAAGCCCTGGAACATCCGACCGGGAAAGCCCATCTCAGCCTCCTATGCCGTCTCCGGCGTCCACTGGTACTCGATGTCCACGCGGTACTCGGCGAGGCCGCGCCCGACGCTGCCTTCCATGAAGTCGGTTACGGCGGTATAGCCGCGATCGAAGATCTGCCCGCACTCGATGAAGGGAACACCCTCTGCATCCGCGAGCTGGCGATTGCCGACCACCGCGCGGCGCACGTCGGCGACGAACTCGAGCAGCGCGCGCTGCGGGTTCTCCGGGTCTTCCGTTTCCAGATAGAGCGTGAGATTCAGCCGATCGAGGTTGAGTTCGATCGAGCCGCCGTCGCCGGCTTCCACGCCGTCCACCTCGATCGAGACGTAGGGGTGCCCCAGGGCGTCCATCGAAGCCTTGGGCTCCGTGAAGACCGCGACCGGGATCTGGCTCCATAGATCCGGGTGCTCCGAAGCATGGTCCTCGATTTGTTCCTTCAATCGTTCCACGATCGCGAGCGCTCGCGCCTTGGGTCTCATCCGTTCACCTGCTTGACGAACCGCGAGACCTCGATCTGGGCCAGCGCCGGGGCGGCATCGTTCACCTCGCCGGCGGTGAGTTTGAAGATCCCGCGACCGCGCAGCCGCACCGAGCGGCGCAGCAGGTAGAGGAATTCAAGCTTCGAGCCCGAGCGCGGGCCGAAGCGCGTGGCACCGGCGGCCGCTGCGGCGCGGACGCCAGACTTACCGCCGACCACGCGCGCCGCCCACAGCGAGCCGGTGCGCAGTCGGAGCAGGAAGGCACCGGGGATCGCGCGGATGCTGCGCCCCGCGTTCCGGTCGCTGCCGCCAGGGGTCTGCGAGGCGCGGGTCGGGATGCGCAGGAACTGGCGGCCCATGATGGTGCCACCCTTCTCCAGGAAGGCGACGTGGCGATCGGGGCTACCGACCGCGCTCCGGAACTCGTTCCCGTGCTTGAATACGACGCCGCCGGGTGAGAGGCGGGCGCGCGACTGGCCAGAGCGGGCGCCGAGATAGGCGATCCCCCACGGCGCCTGGCGGCCCCAGAAGGGATGCTGGGCGCCGCGCGCGCTCATCCGGTCCACGAGCTTCTTGCGCATCAGGATCGAGATGCGGCGCACCGCGCGCTCGCCCACTCCCGGGAATTCGCGGGCGCCGGTATCGAGTCGCGCGCGCGTGCCGGCGAGCCCCCTGGCTTCGAGCGAGATCACCAGAGCCTCCGGTAGGCGGCGATGCCGTCCAGCACATCCTTCGGAGGCTCAAAGTCCACGAAGCGGAAGTTGGCGCTGCCGAGCGACTTGTCGGCGACCCGCCCCACGGCGTTCGCCCAGTCCTGGAAATAGCACTGGCACAGGCGATGGCAGATGCGCTGGAGTGCTCCCCAGTCGGAAGGATCGCCACGCTCGGTCGCGGTCGGACGCCGATAGCCGCATGCGGCCTCGACCTCCAGGTTCATGAGCCCGAGCGGGGCGCTGTCGTTCATGAGGATCACGCGTCCAGTCTCGCGCTCGAGCCTGAGCCCCGTGAGGTCGAGCGCGGTCGCCGTGCCCTCGGAGTCGAGCGATCTCGCCGAGTAGACCGCGACGATCGGCCACTCGCCGAGATAGAACGTGCGGCTCCCCTCGCCGTCGATCTGCAGGGGCGTGCTGCCGAAGCTCAGCGAGGAACTGCCGCTCGCGGTGGCCGCCGAGTTGAGCGTGAGCGAGTTCTGGGTGCTGGCGATCGCTTCGACCCGCGAGCCCGGCGCGAGCCCCTCGCCCACCACGTCGTCGTAGAGCTTGGCCGCTGCCCCGATCAGGATTCCGGTGACGAGCGCGGTCCCGTCCAGGAGCCCCGCGAAGGTCACCGGATCGCGATAGGTCCGCGCCACGAGCCGGCGATTGGCGCCGTTTTTCCCTTCCATCCAGCCGACTGCGGCGTTCACCGCATCGATCACCTGCTCGCGGTCCTCGATCTTGGCCGGCGTGCGCTTGAGGAACGCTTCCGCCTCCTCGAGCGTGGTCGGGGCATAGGGCGAGAGTGAGTTCACTCGCGCACCCGGGGCGGCCGTCCGCGGCCGCGGCGCGGAGGATCGGCGGGCGCTGGCGCCTGCTCGTGGGCCATTGGGGAGGTCGGAGGAGGACTTTTGCCGTCTGCCCCTGTGACCGGCGCCTCCCGGGGGCTCGCGCTCACCCGGTCCTCATTGTCACGCCCGCCGACCTGGAGCCAGTCGCGCGGGAAGTCCTTGAGGAGCGAGGCCGCCACCTCATCGGGCAGCTCGATCTCGGCGCCGGACATGACGCCGAGATCGAGGCCACCACGACGACCGTGGTAGGCGTGCGCTCCGATCCGCTTCAACCTCATCCCACCTCCCGGCTCTGGCGGGGGCACCGAGGAGCGGCACCCCCGCCCCGTGGTTACGCGATCGGGATCCCGACACCCACGCCCACGCACTTGTAGGACGCAGAGGGCGTGCGCACGGGCTTGAAGCTCGAGCGGTAGGTCACCCGGAAGGCGATCTGTCCGGTCTCGAACGCCCAGTCACGGGAGGCCTCGATCAGCGAGAGCCGCACCTCGCCGTCGCGGAAGCAGCGCGTGTCGAAGCGCAAAAGCCCGGTGCGATCGGTGGCCGAGCCGTCGTTGACCCCCGCCGCGCCCATCGCCTGCGGGTAGTCGTCGCAGACCGCGATCGGCGAGCCGAGCAGGTTGCCGAGCGTTCCCGACTGGAGCGCCTGGGTCGTGCCCACCCGGTCGGCGGTCAGCACCAGCGCGCCGGTCCCGTCCTTCAGGGTCAGCATCTTGGCCCAGCCGATGTATCCGGTGGCCCAGACGCCGAAGCGCGGCAGGCCGTACTTGCCCATCTGGCCGAGCAGGTTCGTCAGCCCATCGACCACGAGCCCGGTCGAGAAGTCGTAGCTCGCACCCGTGAGCGTGCCGAAGTAGCGCAGGCCGTCCCAGAACTTGCGCGGGTCATCCGCGGCGATCACGTCCGCGCTGTCGATCGTGGCCGTGAGTTGGCCGTCCAGGATCCCGTCTTCCTTGCCCGCATTGACCGCGAAGGCGAGATCCGCCCGGATCGCGGCCAGGATCGGCACGATCGAGTCCTCGACCAGCCAGTCCGAGACCAGCACCATGGCGCCCTGGCCGATCGCGGTGAACGTGAGGTTCAGGGTCGAGAGGTTGCGCTTGCCGATCTTGCCCGCCGTGTCGGTGGAGGGCACGTCGGTCGTGCCCTCGGTCAGCTTGTAGGTCTTGAAGTGGTTGCCTTGGACCGGCCAGAGGTAGGGCGAGCGCGGCATCGGGATCGACTGGATGTGGGAGGCGAGCGAGAGCTCGGGCCTTACGTCCTCGATCAGCGAGATCCCGACCCCGGTCGGATCCCACTCGAGCCCGGCCCCCGCCTCGGCGGTGTCCATCGCCGCCTTGAGCTGGTTCTTCATCGGCTCGTACTGCTTCCAGAGCTTCAGGCCCTCCATGCCGCCGGCCTCGAGGTAGTTCTGGGCCTTGCGACCCCCGAGCGCCAGCATGTAGGTGTCGATCATCGCGATCGTGTCGTGGACCGCGCGGAAGCGCTCGACAAACTTGGCGACCGGCTCATCGAGCAGACCGAGCTGCGCCTTGGAGAGCATCAGCACGTTGTACTGGCTGCGCCCCATCTTGCCGACGAACATCTCGTCGGGCTCGAAGGCCGCAGGGATGGTCTTCAGGGCCTCGATCGAGAGCGCGGGCGCTCCCGTGGGTGCCAGCCGCGCGGCGTCCTTGGCGATCGCCTCGGCGCGCTGGGCTGCCTTCAGCGCCTCTTCGGTCGTCTCCTTGGCGGTCTTCAGGTCCGCCGCCAGCTTGACGATCTTCTCGTGCTGCTCGCCCATGGTCCGGGTCGCGGCCTGGGCGTAGGACTGAACGCGCGCGACGAACTGGCCGAGCTCGGCCTTGCCCTTGACGGCGCTGGCCTTCAACTCGGGATCGACCTGGATCAGGTCCGAGGCATCGAGCGTGGCGATCGCGGAATCGCCGCCCGCGCCCTCCGGACTGAGATGCATCGAGCGGAAGGGAACCGCGCCCCCTGCCACGAGCCGCCCCGCGCGCATCACGCGGTTGATGCCGTCGAAATCGTGCTGCTTCGTCATCTGCCACCCCTCCCTGGTTCGCCCGCGCCTAGCGGGCCCCACTGCCCCCACCCCTCCACCCGTGCCCGACTAGGTGCGGGCGAACCATCCAGCCGGGACGCTCCCCCAGCGCCCCTTGTTGCTACTGTGATCCGAAGAGATCCAGCTCGACCGCCCCGGTTTGCTGCACGGCGAACAGCGACTCATCCAAGGTAACGCGTGGGCGCGGCTGCCCCGCGAAGAGCTTGCCCCAGTAGGGCTGCGAGCGTTCCGCCAGCATGCGCTCGGCCGGCACCGCCTCCCGCGCGCGCGAGGCGGCGAGGATCCACTCGGTGCCCTTCGCCATCCCTGCCCACACCATCGAGAGCTCGAGGAAATCGGTCACGCCCCGCACGATCGCCTCGCACGGCTTACCGTCGTACATCTGGAGCGGCACGTGCGCGCAGTCGTACATGTCGGTCTCGCAGATCGAGCACTCGAGCTCCTCGAACAGGATCTGGATCGAGGCTTCGCTGATCGCCCCGCCGTCCATGCGCTGCACCAGTTCGGTCGTGAGATCGGTCTCGACGAACCACGCCCACAGCAACGCCCAGGTGGAGCCGTCCACGCGGCGCGCCAGCGAGCCATCGAAGATCCGCCCGGCGGGCAGCGCATCGATCCCTGAATAGGTGTCGTGGTTCGCCTGAACCGGGGCGCCGATCGCCAGCTCTGCGATCTTCTGGATCCCCGGCGTCTCGATCCGGTAGCCGTTGTGCCAGGGCTGGTCGTTGATCGCCCACGAGCCACGGACATAGACCTGCTCGGCGGTGAGCGGGCGCTTGACCTGCGGCATGGCGTTGATCTTCGCCAATTGCTCAGACGCACAGTTGGAGGGTGGGCGCGGGCCATCCGTCGTGCCCTCCATCTGCGCGAGTTCGATCTTGCGCGGCAGCGCGAGCGAGAGCTTCGCCGGTTTCATGAGGCGACCCTCCGTGGGGCCAGCACGTGGTTCCAGACGTTGCCGCAGCGCGGGCAGGCGGCCTTGGCGTGGCGCGGATCGATCGGGACCAGCGTGGCGCAGTTGGGGCAGGCGACGGCCGACCGAACCAAGGTGAGCGGGCGCTTCACTTGGCCCCCGCGAATAGATGGGCGATGCGGTTCTTGCCGTGACCGTTCCGCGAGGGCGCGGGCGCCGCGAAGAGGTCATCCAGCGCCGCGGCGCGACGAGCGAGCATCTCGGCGGCCATCACGGGCTGAATGACACACCGGCAGTTGATCGAAAGCTCGGGCGGCAGGCCCGGATCGCCCGGGTACATGGCGGGATTGCCGCCGACATCGAACGGCTTCTCGATGTCCACCGGCCCTGCGGCCTCGGCCGCCGAGTGCTCCGCGCGCACCTGATCGTCCCCGACCGTCAGCCATTCCTTCTGTTCCACCACGCCGGACTCGCGCCATGCTTCCTGGGTGGCGAAGTTGTAGGCAGGCTGGGTCTCGGTGCGGGCGATGGTCAAGGCGTTGGCGCGCCGACCCTCGAAGACATCGTTGACTCTGCCGACCAGCTGAGAGAAGGACTCCTGCGCCTCAATTCCGCGCGCGAGCGATTCGCGGACATCGTAGCGCGTGGTGGCGACGGTGTAGGTCAGAGCACGCTCGGTCTGGCTACGCACCCATGCGGCGACATTCCCGGACTGGATGTTGATCGAGATCTCCTGCCCGATCTCAGCTGCAGCAGCCTCGCCGCGCTCGGCGATCAGGCGTTCGTAGAGCGTCTGGATCGACTTGCGATCAACCTCGTCCACGTCCGGCACCAGGTCGTTAGGGTTCAACGCCAGCCGCGCTTCACGCGCCGCCCCAAGATCCATTCCGGCCATCTGCGCGAGGCGCCGCAGCTGTTCCAGGACATCGCGCTGCTGGCGGTTGAATATCTCAATGAAGCCGGCCCGCATCCGGCGTTCGTAGCGCGCGAGGTCGGCATTGGCGATGCGCCTGAGCACCTCGCGCCGCGGAGCCTCGGAGGCGGAGGCGCGGCGGGAAGCGGAAGGCGGAGGAGCAGGGGTCGGATCCTGCGGCGGTTCGGCCGCTGGGTTGGGAGTCCGAGCCGGCTCCTCACCTTCGATGATGATCGAGAAGGGGATCGCCAAGTCGTCCGCGCTCGGGCTCTCGCTCTCGGGCAAACCCAGGCGCTCCAGCGCCATGTTCACGGTGAAGATCGGGCGGCCCACGAGTTTCATCACGCCTTCCGCCTGCTTCAGGAACACGTCCATCAACGGCAGCACGCGCGAGAGGTCGGTGTCGCAGAACAACGCCTTGCCGTAGAGCGGACACAGCCACTCGGTCAGCACCGCGTCGCGCAGCGCGATCCTGGGGATCAGGCAGTTCTGCCAGTAGATCAGGGAATCGGTCGAAGCGCCGGCATCCGAGAGCCCGCCGCCCTCCTTGATGCCCATCAGGACGGGTGGGATGCCATAGACGCGGCAGATGTCGGCATCGGTCAGCCGTGCGGTCTCCAGGTACTGCATCTCCGTCTGGGTGAGGCCGGCACGCATGACCTCCACGCCCGCCATGAAGACCGGCTTCATGGCATTGCGGATGCCGCGGAAGCGCTCATCGGTCTTCTCCTGCATCGCCACGACTTCCTTGTCGTTGATGCTCGTGCGGTCCTTCACGTTGAAGATGTGGGCGACGGCGCCCCCGTGCTTGAAGAAGGCGCGCTGCCAGTTCGCCATGTCGAAGCGCGTCTCGTAGGCGAGGCGCGCCGCCTCCAGCGGCGAGAGCCCGACCGGCGCCGGCTCGAGCGGGTCGAAGCTCGGATTGGGATAGCGGAACGGGATCACGTTTTCGGGATCGAGATCCACGCCCGAGCCCAGGACGCCGAATCGGTACTTGGTGACCGTGCGGCGCGGGCCCGAGACCGGGCGCACCAGGTGGCCGGGCATGCTCCAAAGCTCAAAGGCCGCGCGGTCGCCGTTGAACTTCTCGAGGAAGAAGTAACCGTTGCCGCTCTGGTCGCACGACCACTGCCGCGAGCGCTCGACCTCGAGCCCGGTTTCGACCGGATTCGCCTTGGCGTAGAGATCCACGATGTTGCCGGGCTTCCTCTTCACGCGCCGCCGGTCGTCCTCGTCGCCTTCCCAGAAGGTCGGGCGCGTCGAGGCGACGTCCGAGGCCATGCGGTTGATGCACGCGTAGACCGTGGGGACCAGGGCCGCGGCCTTGGGGAAGTCGAGCGCGAACTGGGACTGGGGCCAGAAGTCGCGCTGGTAGACCTGCGAGACATCGGGGAAGGCGCGCCCGCCGACCGCGCGCGCGGTCCGGGCCAGCTCGGCCATGAGCCTACTGGCCATGCGGGACTCCGATGCGCGCCGAATAGATGCGCGCCGCGCAGAAGAGCCCGGCGATCGCCCCGGCGCCCCAGCGCCCGGCGAGCCAGAAGCCGCAGGCGATCCCGAGCCCGTAGGTGATGAGGTCGGAGAGGATCGGGCGCAGGGTCACGTCCATACCCCCACCGCCGCCCGGGTGGCGAGGGAGTGGAACGGATAGCGCACCATCCCGTCGATACAGTGATCGTTCAACTGCCGCGGCAGCTGGCGCGAGATGCCACCCATCGAGCCCTCGCGGGTCGAGCGCCAGATGTAGCCGGTCATCTCCTCCTCGAGACAGGTCGGCTTCCCCTGGGCGCGCAGATCGCGGTCCATGTCCACGAGCGAGCCCTTCACCACCTGGAGTGCGGGCCACGCCCGCCCCGCGCGGATCTTGAGCTCGCCGAGCACGGTCTGGATCGACGCCAGGATGTCCTTGTTCGCCGGCTGGGTGTGGATGCCGCGCGCGGCGAGCATCGCGCGCTCGCCCCGGTGGTGATCGCTCCAGCGCCCTGAGAGGTTGAGCGACTCGAAGCGTGGGTCGGTCTCCGGGATCTCGTCCGGGCGCGCGGCGCGTAGTGCGTTCAACTCCTCCGCCTCGAGCGCCAGGATCTGCTCGGCCTGCTGCTCGATCGTGCGCCGGAGGTGACAGAGTTGGCGGTAGAGGTAGCGTGTGCCGTCCGGCGCTTCCGCCCACCAGCCGGCGGCGAATGGGTCGGGCTCGTAACCAAAGTCGATGCCGAAGTAGCGTGGCCACTCGGGCGGGGGATAGCCGCCCCAGGCACGCCAGTCGCAACCCGGATGGCGCCGAGCGATGGTCTCCAGGTCCACGAGGTGGATGCGATGGTCCCAGCAATCGAAAACCTGGCCCTCGGCCGAACACCATTCACCGAGCCACATGCGGCGACGGAAAACACCGTGCGAGGTCTCGAGCGAATAGCGGTAGTCGGGCGTCATCAGGTCCGCCAAGTCTTCCATCTGGGCATGCACCACGCGGCGGGTCATGCGCCCGTTCTCGTCGGGACGAAGCCCGTCGCCCAGGTCGGGCTGGTAGCGTTGATAGGCCCAGTGGTCGGTGTGCGACGGATTGAACATGAGCAGCAGCTGGCGATAGGGCAGCGGCTCGCCGAAACTCGTCTGGTGCTGGCCCACACAGCCGTTCAGGATCTGGAACTGGTCGAAGGAAATGTCCTCCGCCTGGTCGCATGCGGCCTTGCCGTAGCGGGAGCCCTGCATGCGCTCGGGGCGGTCGAGTCCATCGACGTGGATCTCGCTGCCGTTGGGGAGCACCAGCATCGACTTGCCCTCGCGCCAGCATGAGCGCCAGTCGCGCGGCACGATCTCCCACAGCACCGGCAGCGTGGTGTTGTCCATCGAGGCGCGCTCTTCGCGGCACATGAGCACGCGCGAGCCCGGATAGACCCCGGCGTAGTCGATCAGCGACACCCAGCCACCCCAGCTCTTGCCCACGCCTTTCTTCGCCGTGAAGCACAGCTCGCGCTCGCGCGCGGAGAGGATCACGCGCTGGGCCTCGGTCCGTGGGCGCAGCTCCTTCGCCGGCAAGGCCGGCGCGCTAGTGAGGGAGCTGAGCAGCGTCATCGCTGCGAGCAGCAGCATCGGCCGCCTCCGGGCTTTCGTGCGTGACGATCCGGATCGGCGTGATGCCGCCCGCCACGTTCACGTCGTTGACCGTGCGCTTGGGCTGACCCCAGCGGTCGTTCAACTCGCCCAAGAAGCGGGCAAGTTGGGTGTCCGAGATCGAGCAGGCCTCGCGCATCGTGACGATCGTCGGGTAGCGTGGATAGCGCCGCTTCAGCTCTTCATCGATCTGGCGCTCGGCCGCCTCGGCGCGCTCGACCCGGTGACGGAGCATCAGCAGCAGGCGCGCGGCGAGCACCTTGGCGAGTGGTTCCTGCAACTCGGGGTGCTCGATGATCGTCTTGTCGGTGGGGCGAGCGATCCCCTTGCCGTTCATGTAGGCGAGTCGCCCGCGCTTGCTGAGCGGCGGCGCGGCCTGAGGCGCTGCGCTGGTTGCGCTGGTTGCTGCGCGCTCTTCCATGGCGCGAATCCTTAAGCCCTGGCCCCCAGCCCTACTGCCCCGCGCCGCGCTTCAAGTAGGTGATGATGCAGAAGAGCCCGGAGAGTTTGGGGGTAGTGCCGCTCTGATCTCCGGCCACGCGCAGGCGGAAGCGCGGGATCACGGCGCCTGCGGTGTTGAGGACCTGCGTGGTGGGGATGTACATCACCACCCCGGTCCATACGTTGTAATTCGGGGAGGCGATGAACGATTGGGCGCAGGTGCCCTTGGCCGCGGCGATGGTCGTGCTGCTGACGAAGAAGGTATCGGGCTTGAGCGTGTTCGCGAGCGCGCTCTGGCTGCGCACCTTGGCGTTCGCCACGCCCCACTCGGGGTTGAAGTAGATCGAGTCGGTGACGCCGTTGTTGGCGCGCGTGCAGATGAAGTTGACCGTGCACAGCGGATAGCCGGTCGCGACCGAGCCCTGGGCGAGAATCGCCGGCCAGTCGAAGTCGTCGGTGTCGATCCAGCCGGTGCGGGTGGTATCGGCTTCGTCCGTGAGGAAGGTCGTGTCGCTCGGAGCGGTCACACCGTCCACGTGCCACGGCACCACCTTCGAGAACGGCGCAACGGCACGCGCTGGGTCCGCCAGCACCGCCATCGTCGCCAGCACCATCGCGAGCATCGTCGTCTGCCAGAGCCGCCCCACCCCACCCGTCCCGTTCATCCCCCGCCCCCCTTCCCTGACCGCCGCGATTCGTCCGTGAGTGCTGCCGTGCTCCAGTCTTGGAACACCGACGCCGTACACGCAAGCACTTTCGCATTCGGGAAACGACGTGGGGCTCCTGACGCGACCGGCGGGATGGCCAATTTGGGCCGGGGTTCACATTCGAAGCCCACCGCTCCGGCCAGGATCCTGCCGGCGTTGGTAGCGCTCCAGCCCCCTCTCCGCTCAGTGGGTGCTGTGCCAATCGTCCAAGAATTCACATAGGCGTTGCATTATGTAGGATGTAGGATAATGATGCTATTTCTAGTAAGTCAGTTACACGCGCGCACATGAGAGAGATTCAGAAACACGCCTTTATCCTACATCCTACATACACGCGATCCCCCTCCACTGCATGCCAATTCCGCTGCGATAATTACGCAACCCCCGGTCCTTCAATATCATGGACAACT